GAAACACCCCCTATATAACAATCCGGTTGTGGCAAGGTAAGGATATGCTGCAGCATATTGTTTTTTACGAAGAACTTTTTCTTTAATCTGACCGTCTGCCTGCTCTGTTACATAAGAAACTGACAACTTTCCAACCGTTTCAGACTTCTTTTCCCCTTCCGTAGAGCTTTCAGCTTTATAAATAACTTCCGCAACTGCACAGGCTGCAGCTTTCACTTCCTCTGGAATATTGTTTTCATCCACTCTTGAAAAAGTAATCGCCTTAATATATGTGCTTGCCCTTGTGATCACACGCTGGAACTGTTCGTTTGGGATAATATTACCGCCGTACTCTGTCATGTAAAATGCAAGATCTGCATATCTTACCATGGAGTCGCCACCTATCCTCTCGAAATGATTCTTGCAATCGGGATTGCCTTATGTTTGATTGTCTTTTTTGCAGAACCAGCTTTACCATTGTTTACAAGTTCCCAGTTTGCTCCGTTCGCAAGTTCATCGTCCGTAGGAGATTTTGCTGCCATAGATTTTCTTGTGAAGGAAATTCCATAAGGCGCAAATACTTTTCTCTGTCTCATGTAAAGCGTATCTTCGCCGCCATGTTTCTTTGGGTCACGATACATTTCATATGGTACCTTTGCTCCGATATCCTCATAATCAAACGCTCCATCACCTAATACATAAGTTGTATATTTTGTGTAAGCAGGCTGAGCTGGAATATATCCTGGATTTCCACTTGTTCCGCTTTCCTCTACTTCTGGAACATCTTCTGTTGGCATAGAATCATCAATTAAAACTAAGCGGCCATTCCATGTTGCAAGGGTTAATTCTCTCTCAACTCCATTTGCATCTGTCTGTGTCATGTATTTTAACAGTTTCAGATTTTCAAGATTGGTTGCCACAGTACTATGCATGATAGCCATCGTGAATTTAGACTTATTGTCTCCGGCCGCTTTCTGAATCGCAGTATTTAATGTATCTGCCTGCACAACATTTTTGACATTACCATCTTTATCCGTTGCGGTTACTCCTGTAATATCTGTAGTATGTTCATCAACAAATACTTTGTCATCTTTTCCTGTCATTGCAAAGATTCCTGTTAAAATCTTTGTCAGGGTTAACTGATCAAGGTCTGCTTTATAATCGCTTACCTGTGCCGCTACATTATCCATAAAGCTGACACCGCCTGTTACATCCTCGGAGAAGTCACGCTCTGTCCAACCTTTCATACGGCCAATAACGACAACCCCTCTTTCAAATGTCTCTGTTCCTTCGGATTCAAGGTCTGTTTCACCATCATAGTTCTGTGCAGTACCACCAATAAGTCCATGCATTGGAAGAACTGCATAAACGGTTCCTGTCTGAGAATTAAAGGTACGCTTGATATCCTGATTGCCTTTTAAAGCTTTTGATTTAATCAGTTCGTTTCTCTTTAAGTTCGGAATCCTCTCTGTATAGGCTCCAAAAGCCTGAGGATTAAAACTTTTTGAATCAAATTTCTCTCCTGCCATTTTCTACTCCTTTTTTAAATCTCTGCTCCCGGATTCTGTGCCATATAGTCACACAATTCGGTATATGTCATTTCACTCGGTTTCTTTCCTCCGACACTGCCAGAACCACCGTTTGTCCCTTTTACAAACTCTGGTGCCGGCTCATCGCTTTCAAACAGATAATCATTATCTGCCTTAATCTGAGCAAGCTGCTCATCCAGTCCAACAATTTTTCCATCGTTGAATTTCAGTCCATCCATATCGAGAAGTGCTTTGACAGCTTTGGCATTCTTGGCTTTTGCTCCAGTTAATGCTGCGGATAATGCATAATCAAATTTCATCTGGGAAATCTGTTTATCCGCATCGGCCTTTGCCTTTTCTGCCGTCTCTTTCCAGTCATCCGCTGCTTTTTTAATTCCATCAATATCCATGTCTTTAAACTTCTGGATTTCGGTATTGGCATCGTTTACCTGTGTTTCAAGAGATTCTGCCTTTAACTTATAGCTGTCTCTTTCCTGGATAACTTTTTCTGCTTTTTTCTGTTCTACTGCAATGTCTTTCCCGTTCTCGGCCATAATCTTATCAATTACTTCCTGCGAAAGATTAAGGCTCTTTAAAAATTCTGTTTTCATGTCTCCTGCTCCTTTCGTATTAGGTTGTTTTAGGCGTGTAACCAACCGCCACGAACCGACTGTTTAAGGTCTCATCTTCTGACCAATATCCAGCTTAACCCTGCTGGTGGGAGATATTTGGATCACCTCCTATGATTCAATACTTTTAATTCCATATGCAATTGCACAATCATGCTCAATCTTGCATCCCCGCGCTTCTTCCCATCCGCTTGCAAAATATGCAATATCTGCATTAGATAAAAGTTCGAGTGACTTTCCCAAGAACCACAATGGCTTAGCGTCTACTGGAGCTGACTGAAAAAAGGAATCAATTACTTCTACTGGTCCACCTACGAGTTTCTCAGCACTCTTGATTGCCGTTTCTCTTTCTCTTAAAATTTCCTGATCTGATTTGCCTCTCATCGGCTGACTAATAAATAATTTCTTCATGTTCTCTTACCTTCCTTTTCTTAAAAATTATAAATAACCTTGCAGCCATTGACGTTTCCGTTTGCCAACTGATACTCAATCACTGCAGGATATCCGTTTTCTTCTAACCATTCTCTCACTTTTGCAAATACGCTTTCCTTATACTGCACGGTAATTCCATCGTGTCCATTTCGGCTATATGCTGTTCTAACAATTTCATCTGTAAACAAATCAAGTTTCTGAATGATCGCCGCTACCGCTTTATCGTGCGGCGTTCCGTTCATCGACATGATTCCAAGTTCTTTTGCGATAGAGGTACAATCCCAAAGTTTGTTATCTTCTGTTATTATCGGAGAACGAACCGGATAACCGTTATCTGTGTAAATCCTTACAATTTCCGCTGCAATGAACTTATCATCCACACCAGCTTTACCTAACAGACCACTGATATTTTTTGCCATCTGATTAACAGAAGAGAGCTTTTCTTTCCCGCCATTCTTTTTCTTTGGAGCTTCATAAGAACCTGTTTTGCGAATCTGTGGGAGAACCTCATCCGTTACCCAATCGCTAAATTTTTCTGCTTCTGGCTTACGACTCTTGAAAACAAGTTTATAAACACCTGATTCAGTAAGAAATTTTTCACCTGCATTATTCAATTTTCGGATGTCCTTATCTCGGACATCTGAGTTTTTAACTATAATTGCCTGCCTCTAATTCATTTGAGCAAGATAATTTCTCACTGCGCTCTCTGAAAGATCTAAACATTTTCCAACGTGCTTTGAATTAAATAACACCCGTCCATTCAGTTCAAACACTTCCACATCATGTCCTTCAAAAATCATTAAGTTATTCATTGCAATTCTCCTTTCTGAATCACTAAAATAAGACGCAGCCTTTCACTACGTCTCGTGGTTCGTTTGGGGAGGTCAGGAGCATACCCTGACAGGAGTTCTCCCCATGTTAAAAATGAGTATAAAAATAACACACCTGATATATCGAGCGTGCTAAATTCAAATTTATTATTCTTTCTTCTGTTGTCCTTCTACCTTGTCTTTAATCAACTGGTACCAACCGTTATTTTCATTATCAAAATGTGGGCAATTATAATCTTTTGCGGACAAATATTTCTTTGGTATTTTCCCATATGCTTTACATAAGGTTTGGCGGCGATTACTATCAAAGTCTGCCTTCTTGCAAGCATCACAAAGAGGTATCGGACTTGCAACGGTAAACATGCCTGGAAAATCATCAAAACTTGGACCTAATTCGATTTCACAATACTTTCCATTTTCGTCATAATAATATCCCTTTTCTTTCATAAGATTGCCTCCGCTTTTATGTAATACCTATCATTTTCCTTTTCGATATTTTTTATTTTACAGCGAAAACCTCTTTTAAACAATACTTCCTGCTGATTTTTATATTTTTTAATTGCTAGACTTTCTATGTACAAACAACCTCTGTATCCCTTCGGTACTTCTATTTCAAGATGTACATTTCTTCCCCCATATTGAATATCCCTAAATGAAGTTGACGTATAACCAATATTAGTTAACGTTTTTCCTACCAATCTCTCCATATCATGCTCAGAATATTTAAATCCTTTTGGGAATACATTTAGAAATTCCGGTATCGTATCTCGATGAACGACTATCTTACGTTCAATAACTCCCTTATCTAACGCGGAATCCAGTACCTTCATATACTCCCGATCTTTTTCAATCATTTGCGACTTGCCGGAATACAGTGCCCGGTTTACCCGGTGAGCGGCAAAGCCTGTATATCTTTGCACTGCCAATCTTTCCTCATCTGACAACTTATTGAGCTGCTTCGCCATCTGCATCTTAGATGTATGTCTTTTACTTGCCCATACCGCTTTCTGTGCAACGCTTTTATTAAATCCAACGATATTTCCTTCTGAATCCAATACTGCATGAACTTGTGTCCTTGCAGACTCATATCTTCTTCCGGTTTGCCTGCAAAATTTTTTAAGAGATTTCTCCTGCTTTTTTAACTCTGCCGACTCACTTTCAAACCTATTTGTCAGCTCTGCTTTTAATGTATTACTATCTGTATTTTTTATTCCAGCGTCATATCCTGTAAGTTTTCTTTTTGTTGCTCTTATCTTTCTTTCCTGTGAACGCTGCATCTGACTTAATTCATACTCGGTATACTTTTTGCCATTGTACTCATGCTTTCTGGCACTGTAATCGTCAAGCATTTCCTGTGAATAAGCTGGTACAGATATTCCAAGAAAGAACGCATGAAAATTGTGCCGACAGTTCCAGCCGCAAAGCCCCGCACCAGTTCCATATCCAGTACTTTCATAAAATGGAGGATATCTGCTATCTTTTCCAGAAACACAAAAGACTTTTCCTTGCCACACTGCATGAGTTGGTCTTGCTCCTGAGTGGGCGGTTGTTTCTACATGATCACAGCCAGACTCTTTGACATATTGAAGATTCATTTCCGCTGCCGACTGATTTACCCCGGTTAGAACGGCTCTCCTTACTGCTACGTCTAACTTATCTACATGCCCGGATGGAT